CGGGAAGGTTTTATTAAATATATCGAACTAGGTATCAAGAAGATGGACGGTAATTATAATAACCTCCTAAATAGATTATCTTCTATGTCAGAAAAGATTTCAGATTTATACTCCGCTACATTAGAAATGGAAGATGATTCTGGTAATACTAAAGCTATACATGATTATTTTATAAAAAGGGTAGCAGATGTTACTGGTATATACGAATCATTTGTTAATCAACCAGATAAATATATACACTTTGTAAGGCTAGATAAATTCTTATCCGAGAAAGGATGGAACCCAACTCAATTTATCGATGCTCAATTTGAATCTCTTGCTTGGTGTAATGGTTTACCTGAACCCAGTCAGATGTATAATGACAAGGCTATCGAAAGGTATAATAAATACCTATTTAAACATAAGAATCATTCACAGTCAGAGGAACCCAAAGTAGAGGGAAGCCTCTGGTCAAAAATTAATAAACTATGAAAGCTTTTAAAAATCGTTTAGAGGAAATGGCAGAAGCCACTGTAAATGCTTTGGATTATTCCGATAGCAAAGTAGAATACCCAGATATTTCTATGGTTCAGAAATGGCCTAAGGAAATAATCTTACCCTTGTATGATTTATACAAGAATACTAGGTATTCAGAATTAGCCTCAATCCTTATGTATACTCAGCATCAGGCTAGATTTGAAGAAATAGGAGAATTGATGCTGGGTATTGGATTAGTAGAGATGGTACATTATGATAAACTGGGAGACTTCTTATTAAAGGCTTCCGATGTAATGGATACCGATATCCCAGGGAATAATCAGTTAACTGTACATCCCGTAATAGATCTTGGTACTTCAGCAGAATCTGCTTTAAGATTATCATTACAAGCAGAAAAAGAAACTCTGGAAGAATATTATAAAGTATTCGATTCTCTGAATAAAAAAGAAGAGTATATAAAGAGAAGTGATTATATTCCAGTTGCCCATCTTATCCAGAAATTCATTGCTGATGAGGAATACCATATTACTCTTTTAAAGAAAGCTCTGAAAGAATACGAGGATTCCGATGACGAACCCAAGAAATGTAAATCAGTAACAGTAATCATATGAAAATCATAATTCGTAATTGTAACGTTGCAGAATTAGATATACCTCTAAAGTATGCAACTAGGTTATATAACGAATTTGCTATCAGACACCCCAATGCCTTTTACCTCCGTACTAGGCAACGGGGTATGCAAAACTGGGATGGCAAAATAAAGTATATAACCAAGACTGGTCAATTTAAGATAGGCTTACTTCCTTCAGTATATAAAAGATGTATTGAACTTGGAATTAAGCCTATTATAGTAGATATGAGACAACCTTTACCAAAAGTCAGTAAAGTTGTAACTCAGATAGGTAAATATAAATTAAGGCCAGAGCAAGAGAAAGCTGTTAAGGCAATCTTATCTAATAAACTAGGTGAAACACCTTTTCAAATCGGAGTATTAGATTATACGGTAAATGCTGGTAAAACCCTCATCATGTCTGCTTTATATTTATCATATAAGAAGCAGTTAAAGACTTTGCTTATAACTAATGACTCTGACTGGTTAAATCAAGCTAGAGATGAATTTAAGCAATATCTACCAGGAGAAGATATTACCTTCGTTCAGGGTAAAGTTTTAAACTGGAGTAATTTTACTATTGGTATGGTTCAATCTATTTCTCGGAATATGAGATATTATCAGAATGAACTTTCTAAGATTGATATGGTATTAATTGATGAAGCTGATCAAGGAGGTAGTAAGCAATATCAGAATGTGATCACTAGGTTATTTAATACCAGAGTTAGAATCGGATTATCTGGTACCATTTATATGAGTAAGCTTGCTAAAGATAAAGTTAAGAATATGAATTTGCGTTGTTTCTTTGGCGATGTACTAGCAGAGTTTAAACTTAAGGACTCGATTAAGAAAGGGTATTCAACAAAGACAATTGTAAAAACAGTAGAAGGTAAACCCTGGTTTGGTAATTGGGAATCAGATTATATGGCATATAATGAAATATATGATGATTCTATTACCAATAATAAGATTGCCTGGAACATGGCATTAGATAGGTTGAAATGGAATCTTAATCAAGGGAGATATCCCGCTCTCGTAGTATGTAAGCATATTGCACACTGTGAAAATCTATATAAATTCTTTAAAGAAAGACTAGATAATACCTATAATATTGCTTATGTACATGTTAATACTCCTACTAAATTAAGACAACAGATAATGAAGGATTTTAGGGAAGGTAAAATAGATATCCTTGTATCAACTACCATTATTGCTCGAGGTAAAAACTTTCCTAAGCTCAGATATTTGTTGAATACTGCCAGTATGGATTCTCAAGAAAAATCAATTCAATTCTTAGGGCGATTGGTAAGAAAGGATGAATCTAAATCTAAAGTTTACCTAGATGATTTACATTATCCTGGGAATTATTTAAGTAGGCATGGTAATCATAGAAGAAAGTATTATCAAGATCAAGGACTTAAAGTTATCCGGTTAAGCAAGCTCTGGAATAAGTACCCTAGACATAAGCCTTTTCAAGGATAATAATTTCTGACTATGAGTATATACTTTTTCTCCGTAGGAGGAAAGGTATATTACATGTTACGTTAAGAGGCATTAACCATTAATAATCATAAACAATGAAGATTCTACAAAAAATCAAATCATTATTCAATTGTTCTGTAATACCTCCAGAACATATATTCAATGGCATAGGAATAGAATATATAACTCCTATCAAAAAATCCAGGGATAAACTTGATGAAGTTCGATATTATTTTATGATTCATTTTCAATCTGGGTTAGTAATCACAGTTCAGATATATACTATTTCTGAAAATAATGTACCACCCATTCTTCTGTCTATCAGGGAACTATTTATAAATGGTATAGGACATTCATATATTACTCTGTATCAAGATGAGATGATGGATGTTCAAATCATAAGATATTATCATAAAGAATTTTAAATTGGGAATTATGGCAAAGAAGAAACAAACTTTACCTGATATCAAGAATCAGGATCCTTTAGAACCTATTAATATTGCAGAACTGGGTTCTAATTCAGATCCTTGTTTTGGTATTGGTTATGACTTATCAACTAAAGAATGTAAACTATGCGGAGACTCAGAATTATGTGCATTCAAGATGTCACAGAATATGAATATCACAAGGAAAGAGCTAGAACAGAAGAATCAATACAAGGATTTGGATGTATTAGAAGACACGGTTGGAATCAAGAAATACATCCGAGGCTTGATTCGGAAAGGGAAAGAAAGAAAAGAAATTATCTCAAAGACAGTTGAGAAATTCGAAGTACCTAAGAAACGTATTAGAGAACTTTATAAAGAATGCAATGGGAAAAGTAGGTAAGTTAAGAATGATATGGGCAATGTTTAAGTTATATCTTAATAACCCAAATTATCATGTACGGCAGGACGATGTTCTTGCTGATTTGTTTATGCAGGGTGAATATGACGTAGAAAGATTCTGTCATTCACTCGGAGTAACTCCTCAAAGAGGATTAACCTTTGGACAACTTTTAAAACAATGTAATATATTATGAACAGATTCAGATTTATTAAAGTAAGAGACGTAAAGACTCCATCGAGAGGTAATGCAGGTGATGCAGGTTTGGATTTCTATATCCCTGAAGACTTAACTCTACAGGATTTAGTAAAAGCTAATCCACAGTTAATATTCCATTGTGAAATACCTGAACCTGGTAAAGTAACACTTGAATATAATTCAAATAACCAGGTACAAGTAATTTACATTTCCCCATTTACCAGAATACTTATCCCATCGGGTATCAAAGGTTTATTAGAACCAAGGTCTTCTATGCTGATGGCAGCAAACAAATCTGGTATATCAACTAAGAAAGGGCTTATCTATACTGCCGAGATAGTAGATTCTCCCTATACTGGAGAGATTCATATCGGTATATATAATACTTCTCATGAGTTTCAAATAATAGAAGCTGGAACCAAGTTAGTACAGTTTATTCATGTACCCATTTATCTTACAGAACCAGAAGAAGTAATCAAGGAAGAATTTGATGAAGATGCTCAGTATTGGGGAACAAGAGGTAATAACGGATTCGGATCAACCAATTAATATCATAATATATGGCAACTTTAGATGAACTAGCGAATAGAATATCGGTATTAGAGAATCGATATTCAACTTTAAACAGTGTAGTGAACGGACATACTACTGAGATACATAATCTTGATACTAGATTAGATACTGCAGAATCTAAACTGAATAATCATGAAGACCGGATTAAAACTCTAGAAGTTAAAGTAGAAGATCACGAAAGAAGACTGCAACTGATAGAGAATTCTCATATAAAGTATACCGTATCAAGAAAGGTAAAATATCCCAAGAAAGCAGATCAGGGATTCTATCTGTATCTTCCAGAAGACCTTACAATTGATATTCTAATGGAATACAATAACGGAGTAATCAAACAGAAATGGAACTGGTTGAATAAAATCTTCAATCCACAGGGATTCGGTAAAGTATCTTTCGATTTAGATAGAAACAGTGAAGGTCATATTAAAACTATCGTTCTTGGTCAAAACACCAGATTACTAATCCCAACTGGTATTCATATTGAAGAATTCACTCCAGTTAAATCCGTACTGAAAGCTGCAAATGAAGAAACTAATTCCATCAACAGTGGGTTAGTATACGGTATAGAAGTACTTGGTCAAGTTCCAGGAGATGAAGTAGTGGTAAGTGTATTCAACCCAACTTCTGAGATTATTGGAATCGAAGCTGGAAGTGTATTAGTTCAAGTATTACATTTATTCTCTTATCATACAGTACCAGAAAAAGAATAGTTACTATGGATATTTCTAATCTGAAAGAAAAAGCCCCTGAAATCAAACAGGGGCTTGAACTTGAGAATATGTATGAGATTGGCTATCGTCAATTAGACTGTTATAAACCCTTAGAAAGGTTACCAGAATATCCCATGGATATTAACAGTACTAAAAATCAATCTCTTATGAAAACCCTTATATCTCAAGTAGTAGAGGAGTTAATGGAGGGTTATGAATCTACTTCTAATATAAATGATATTCTAGAAAACAAGGGATGGAATACCAATTTATATACCGACATAGAAGAGATTCAGATAATCAACAATCTACAGAATGCTAATGAAGAACAAGCAGATGCAATAGGATTCTTCTTATCAGCTATGATATATGCTAATATATTGCCAGAGGATATCTATAGTTGGGCAAACAAAGAACTGACTAAAGGGCAAAAGGCAGTAGAAAATTTAGAAGACGTAATGGCATTCGGCATTCATATGATTTTAGAGATAGATGCCATTAGTAGTATATTCAAAAATTTCAAGCTAATATCCGAAACAATTGAGGATAAAACTTCCGAGTATATAAAGGGATTCAAGGAAATGAGTCCAAATTTGCATACTGATGAGAAAAATATTTTGTTTCAGATAGTGTATGTTTTGAATCTTGCTAGAAATACTCTTAAGAATCGTACATGGAAACAGTCACCAGTAATAACTAAAGAACTAGAATTCCAGGATAGGCTGGTAGAGGCATTCTATTATTATATGGGATTCCTATCAATAATGGGATTTACTCCATTGGGTATATACGAGCTGTATTTCAAGAAAGAACGGTTGAATGAATGGAGAATCACTACACAATATTAATGAAAGGAGGTATTTGTGTCAGGTTGGAATAAACAATTAAATGGCTTAGAGCTTAATACAGAAGAGCAAATTCATTCATTAGAATTTGCTACTTCACAAGAAGCATGGGAAAAGTTAAATGAAGGATTTCTAAGACTAGAACCCTCTTTATTTGCAAAAGGGGCTACCGCAAACAGTGGAGTAGCTGTGGTATATAACGTATTTATAAAAATACGTAAAGCTTGGGTAGACCCAGACTTTGATTATGGTAGGTGTTTCAATTATAAAGAAACTAAGTGGACAAGCTTACTGAACAATTACATTGATTTCAATAAGCTTGATTTATTGCGTAGTAAGCTGAGAGTACTAAAAACCAAGTATAATCAGAATTACAACGTTACTTATATGTTTAATAATCATCATGATAACGGAAAACAATGTTTAATTGCTGCTACATTCTCCAAACGATTTGGGGAAGACATACCTGTTATTACAATGGTAATCAGGGCATCCGAGATAACAAAAAGGTTAATCTTCGACTTCTTACTAATACAACGAATGGCAGAATATGTGTACGGACCAGAACAATCAGTACAAATCAATTTATTTGCCACTCAAATGTATGGGAATGTAGAAACACTTCTGATGTATCATACTCATAAACCTTTGAAGAAGGTATTAAAGGGAACTGATAAGGAAAATTCTTGGATAAAGAGATTGAATGAGGTATTTGATAAATTTCAAAACGGTAAAGAGAAGGATTTCTCTAGTTTTAAGGTATTCTTTAGAAGTTTTAAAGTGCTTCGACCAGATTTATATAAGGAAACATATAAATCTATGAAAGCAAAGGAATTACTTCTTGAATATGAAGATATCGAATATCCCGAGAATGTAATCTCTTACTCTCAACGTAAAGCATATAAAAAGAAACTTTTAAAACAGAAGAAATGAGAATTTATAGCAGTAGTTATGAGTTAATGTCTGAAATGGGCAGAGAACTCAACAGTTATGGTCAAACTGTAAAACCAAAGACTTACCAGAATAAGAATATTGAAGGTAATGAAGATTTTGTAACTAAAGAGATCATTTGCCAACAATATTGCTTAACTTCTTTGCAAGATCCAACGTGGTTATTCTTCTATTCAAGGTCTAGGGAATGGGCAGATGCTGAGTTCCAAGAAAGGATTGATACCTCTGATATAATTAATCCAGGTAAAGCTTGGGAATTAAGAAAAGATTTATGGGAACAATTCCTGGTAAATGGGAAATTTGATTATACCTATAATGAGAGAATCATCCATGTTATTAAACCCTTGATAAAATTACTGAAGGACGATAATGACACTCGTAAAGCAGTATTACCAATATTCAATGGTGATATGGACGGATTAGATACAGATTGGTATGATGGTAGTAGACGTATACCCTGCTCTATGTATTATGACTTCCTTATTCGTCAGGATGGTAAAGGAGAAAAGGTATTACACATTTGCTATCACCAGAGAAGTTCAGATTTTGTTACTCACTTTGGTAATGATGTATACCTTGCATGGAGACTTATGGAATATGTAGCTAAAGAGGTAGGAGTAAAACCCGGTTACTTATATCACACAATAGATTCATTACATGCTTATCAAAAAGACTGGGATAAGTTAGCCAGTTCTCTAAGAGTATTTGAGGATACTATCATATAATACATGCTTTATTTCTATTTTGTTTTGATGTCATTTTCTCAAAATGATTTAAAGTAACTCATATCAGGTTTAAGGAAGTAGGTCTGGGAAGATATACTTCCTTATTTTATTTAAAAAACTTCTAGTATGGAAACGAAATATAAGATTATAACCAATAAACAAGAGCTAAAGAAACTTATCCAATGCTGTAAGCAAACTGGTTATGCTTCTGTAGACTTTGAAACAAATGCAGAGCCAATATATAACAAATCTTTTAAACCAACTATACTATCCGTAACTTTTCAACCAGGTTTTGGATGTTCTATACCCTTAGACCATTTTGAAACAAAGAAGTATACTTCTAGTGATTGGAATTGGAAAAAGATGCTTCGTAAATTTGGTGAAGAAGTAATTGAAAATCCAAATGTAGTTAAAGTTGCTTGGAACTACAAATTCGATGATCAGATATTTCAAAAGTATAATATCTATTATCGAGGAGCATGTTTGGATGGTATGCTTGCTAAATATGTATTAAATGAAGAAAAACCCCATGATCTTAAGGCAATGGTAAGAAGGTATTTACCAGAATATGGGGATTATGAGAAGCAAGATAAATTCGATAAGATTCCCTGGGATAAAAAAGAATTAGAACCACTTTGTCATTATGGATGCCAAGATACTGATTATACTCTTAGGTTAATGTTATTCTTTGAGAAAAAGTTAATTGATCTGGGTTTATACTCTGTATACCGTAATCTTTTCATGTGTAATTCCCGGGTACTTACTTCAGTAGAAAAAGAGGGTTTATATGTAGATGTTGATTTCAATAAGAAATTATTAGACGAATATCTACCAAAGATTGAGAATGCTAAAGATATTATATATAATCTTCCTAGAGTAAAGAAGTTTACTAAACAGTATAATCAATCCAAAATAGATAAGTATATTGCTAGCTTAGAAGAAGAGATAGAAAATTTAGACCCAGAAATAGACAAAAGGAAAATACAATCTAGGGAACAAAAAATCTCTAATATTCGAGCAGGAATCTTTACTACAAAGAAAGAGAAGGATCTTATAAGGATGGTAAATCTTGGTAGCTCAACTGATTTACCTCAATTGATGTATTCTGATATTGGTTTTAAATACCCGATCATTAAATATACTGTTGATAGTAAAACGGGTAAAGAGACTAATAAACCAAGTACGGATGAAGAAACTCTTATCAATCTGAGACTCAAGGTAAAAGACCCAGAATCACCTAAAGCAATATTTCTTGATCGTTTACTGGAATTAAGAGGTTTAGAGAAAATGTATAAAACCTATATATTAGGTTGGTCAGAAAAGATTCAAGACGATAATAGGTTACATGGTAGATATAATATACATGGTACTGATTCTAATCGTTTTAGTTCTGCAGACCCAAATATGCAACAAATACCTAAGACTTCAGTAGACCCAAATATAAAGAAACAACTATTGGCTCCTCCCGGATATTTATATATGGCTTTTGACTACTCTCAAGCAGAGTTAAGAATGATGGCTCATTTATCTGGAGATGAAACTTATCTTAAGGCATTTAGAGATGGAGTAGACCCTCACTTGTCTATTGCAGCAGCAAAATATCATGTATCAATTGAAGAAGCAAGTAAGGCTTACGATGATGAAAATCATCCAGATCATAAATTATGGAAGAACCGAAGGAAACAGGCTAAACAAATTGCATTCGGACTTATTTATGGTATTGGGGATGCTTTACTAGCAGTAAAATTATCCGATCCAAAAGCTGGTATTATAGTTACAAAAGAAGAGGCACATAAAGAAATGGAAATCTTCTTTAAACAACATCCCAAAATCCTTAAATTTAAAGAAAAACAAGAGAGATTCCTTCGTAAGCATGGGTATTATATCCAATTATTCGGTACTAAAAGAAGATTACCACAAATATATTCTCATGATAGGCAAGAGGAAGCCTATGCTATTAGATTAGGTCTTAATTTCCCATGTCAGGGAGCAGCTGCAAATATGACTAATTTTGGGGCTATTCTTGTTTATTGGTTAATGAGACAAGGTAAATTACCAATGATGAAAGAAGCTTGTACAGTACATGATGCAGTATATATGTATTCTAAACCAGAAGATATAAATACCTGGACTGTATATACTATTTGGAATATCCTACGTAACCCAAGTACTAAGAAATATTTTGGTTTTCAAGTTGATGACGTAACTTTATCAATGGATTTTACAATAGGCCGATCTATGGCAGAAGAATTACCCTTTATGCCCGGATATGATTATACTAAAATGTTAAAACCTGACTTTTCGGTAGAAGAATACATGGAAGAATATCATAAGTTTAAGACTCGTAAAATTGGTAATTTTAATGCAGCTTCACCAGAAGTATTCATGGAGATATATAAAAAGGAAATCCATAAATATCAGCGAGAGTATGAAAAATCGAGAGAAGAGTAATATACCTGGGTTTAGTAATTACTACATATCCAGTACTGGAAAGTTATATTCGAAATTTACTGGTAATTGGAAATTAGTAAAACCTGCTATGAAAGATAGTGGCTATTTATCGAACTCTCTAGTAGGAGATGATGGTAAAAGGAAGAACTTTTATAGACATAGGTTAGTTGCTTCTATTTACATCCCTAACCCAAATAATTATCCTCAAGTATGTCATAAAGATAATAATCCAGAGAATAATAGGGTAAGTAACTTATATTGGGGCACAGCTAAGATGAATATAAGTCAGTGTATAGAAGATAAAAGATTTTATTTTGTTGGTAAAGAACGAGAACGTAAGGTAAATGTAGAATTATTAATTTCTAGGTATAATAGATGGTACACCAAGAAAAGATATACTGGAAGAATTCGGTATATCAACTGGAGTATTATATAAAATATTACGGTATAATAACATAAAACTAAGGAAATGAAGAAGATTTTAAACGGACCCACGGTATGGAGAGCTAAATGCCTCTATTGTGATTGTGAATTCGAATATGATTGTTCAGAAGTAGATTCACATACTTTTGCTGATTGTAAAGTGGTTAAATGCCCCGGTTGCAATAGATACCTTCATCATGAAGACAGTACTAAATCTACTACAGAAACGAAAAGAGAGGATACTATGACAACATAACTAATTAAAATTTTAGATTATGGAAAATGACACATTAAAGAAAGATGCCGATAAGGTAATCAATGTAACTTACATGCTATCTGGAGTATTAGAACAATCATTCCAAGAAATGGATGAAATTTTGGATAGATTACACAAAAGACTTCACCATGAAGACCGAAGGTTAATTAACTCTATCCGAAAACACATAAAATTTCTCAATTCAAACATAGAATCACTCAGAACCCATTCACTTTCTAAGATGGATGAGGAAACAGTAGAATGCTTTGATGATACTACTCTTAGATTCTATGTAATCTTCATGAAATTACTTGAAGTTGCGGGTATAGATTACCTTTGTGATTTACGATTATATTCTATGTATAATCTGTTGGACAAATATCAATCTCTTACTAGTTATCCTAAATTGGATTCTAGGGCTAAGATTGCTTTCCTACAGGTTAAGAGAGATATCGAAAGTGGTCAGTATTCTGCAGAAGATATGAAAAACGTTTTTAAGTTGAAAGATGAAAACCGAGATAAATAAACTTAAGGTAGTATTTGAGGGTAGAACTTTAGAAATAGATATTCAAAAGGAATTATCTATCAATGAGAACTTATTAAATTCTCAGCTAAAGGATTCTCCCTCTAGTTATTATATACTTGCTTCATTAAGAGATAAGTATATAAAACAAAGAGATGCTTTAGCAAGAGAAAAAGAAGAAGCTTATTCTGCTGCATGGGTATTTATAAAAGATTCCAATGAGAGGTTCAATAATGATTACGTATCTCATAAAGCTAATATAAACCCCAAATATAAATCTATTTGCAAAAGGTATCTAAAGGCTGCAGCTAAAGCTAATAAATTTATAGCTATCTGTAAAGCTTATGAGAGTAGAGAGGGCATCTTAAGAACTCTTAATGCCAATATCCGTAAGTTACAGTAGGAACTATAAAAGATTACTAACTAAATTTTATAAATATGTATAATTTACAACTTATATCAACTCTAGTAGCTAAGAAGCTTGGTAATAGTATTCCAGGTTTACCCGTAGAAAATAAAATCTTGGTATATTCTCCCAAAGAGATTAATACTACTGCTTCAGGTATTATCATCCCGGATATGGTA